GCGGCTCTGCCACCACACACTTTCCTATTTGGCATTTAGAAATTGAAGACATTCTTGTACTTAAAAACAACAAAGGTACAGAAGATAACAGAGTACGTAAACTAGACTATTCAATTCAACTTAACAAATTATTCTACGAAAGACTTTTAGGTGATGAAGAAATTACTCTTTTCTCGCCACACGAAGTACCGGAAGTATACGAAGCATTTTATTCAGGTGACACTGATAAATTTAAAGAAGTATACGAAACAGCAGAACGCAAAACTTCTATTCGTAAGAAAAAGATCAAAGCACAAGAACTTTTTGGCGCATTGCTAAAAGAACGTGCTGAAACAGGACGTATCTACTTAATGAACGTTGACCATGTTAACAGTCACAGTTCATTTAAGGATCCTGTTTATATGAGTAACCTCTGTCAGGAAATTACACTTCCTACAAAGCCTATTCAACACATTGATGATGAAGATGGTGAAATTGCATTGTGTATTTTAAGTGCTGTTAATGTTGGTACTGTTAAACACAATGAAGATTTAGAAGAACTGTGTGACTTGGCCGTTCGAGGTTTAGAGGAAATCATTGACTATCAAGGGTATCCTGTAAAAGCGGCAGAAATTTCTACCAAGGCTCGACGTTCATTAGGTGTAGGCTATATCGGACTAGCACACTACCTAGCCAAGAACAAAGTAAAGTATTCCGATCCACAAGCATGGCAGTTAGTACATGACCTGACAGAGAGTTTCCAATACTACTTGTTAAAAGCAAGTAACACTCTAGCACAAGAACGCGGTGCGTGTGATGCGTTTAACCGCACTAAATATTCAGATGGCATCTTGCCAATCGATACTTATAAGAAGGATGTAGACAGCGTTGTCAACAATAAGTTAAAGCATGATTGGGAAGGTCTTAGAAAATCTATCAAAGAACACGGACTACGACACTCGACATTGTCCGCACAAATGCCATCGGAGAGCAGTTCTGTTGTGTCAAATGCCACAAACGGAATTGAGCCACCTAGAGGATACTTGTCCGTTAAGAAGTCAAAGAAAGGGCCTCTTAAGCAAGTTGTTCCACAGTATAATCAATTAAAGAACTTCTATACCTTATTATGGGATATGCAAGGCAACGAGGGATATATAAATGTAGTTGCTGTAATGCAAAAGTTCTTTGATCAGGCTATCAGTGGTAACTGGTCTTACAATCCTTTACAGTATGAAAACAACGAAGTACCTATGAGTGTTATGATGCGTGATATGTTAATGACATATAAACTAGGTTGGAAAACTAGTTACTATCAAAACACTTACGACTTTAAAGGTGCTGAAGAAGATCACCATCAGCCACAAGGTTTGGAAGATGATGTGGTTGACAGAGAGATGCAACATAGTGTATACTCTAATGGAACAAATGGTACTAATGGCACAAACGGACACACAATCGATGATGAAGAACATTGCGATGCTTGTGCAATTTAGGAGTTTATGACAAAGAAGGTTAAGAAACAGATAATGGCAAAAACAGTATTCAACAAGGACAAAGTAGACTTCACGAAACAAAATATGTTTTTTGGAGCAGATCAAAACACGCAACGTTATGACACTTTTAGATATCCCGAGTTTGATAAGTTAAATCAAACCATGCTTGGATACTTTTGGCGTCCAGAAGAAGTATCACTACAAAAGGATAGAGGTGACTACCAAGAACTACGTGATGAGCAGAAACATATCTTTACTGCTAATCTAAAGTATCAAACTCTACTTGATAGTGTACAAGGTCGCGGCCCTTGTTTGAGTTTCTTACCTCACGTGAGTATTCCAGAACTAGAAGGTTGTATTATTACTTGGGACTTCTTTGAAACTATCCACTCACGTTCGTATACACACATTATGAAAAATGTGTATGCTAACCCTACAGAAGTGTTTGATACTATTCTTGATGACAAGAATATTATTGAACGTGCTGTTAGTGTAACCAAACACTATGACGAGTTTAATCAAATTGCTAATGACTTTTTATACAAAGGCAAAGGCAATATGTATGATGTTAAAAAAGCATTATACAAAGCAATGATGACTGTAAACATTCTTGAAGGACTACGTTTCTATGTATCATTTGCTTGTACGTTTGCATTTGGCGAACTAAAACTAATGGAAGGGTCTGCTAAGATCATTTCACTTATTGCCCGAGATGAAGCACAACATTTGGCATTGAGTACACACGTTCTTAAACACTGGATGAAAGGCGACGACGATCCTGATATGAAAAAGATCGCAAAAGAACTTGAACCAGAAGTGTATGAGTTGTGGAAGCAGTGCGTTGACGAAGAGAAACGTTGGGCAGATTACCTCTTTAAGGACGGATCAATGATTGGTCTTAATGCTAACCTACTTCATGCTTATGTTGAATACATTGCTAATAGACGTATGAAAGCACTTGGACTTGATGCAATTTATGATCGTCCTGCAACTCAGAATCCTTTACCTTGGACGCAACACTGGTTAAGTAGTAGTGGACTTCAAGTAGCACCACAAGAAACAGAAGTAGAAAGTTATATTGTTGGCGGTGTGAAACAAGACATTAACAAAGATACATTTAAAGGATTTGAACTATGATCGAAATTTACGGCAAACCAATGTGTCCATTCTGCGATAAAGCAAAAGCACTTTGCGAACGTCGTGGTTGGGATTTTTCATATAAATCATTAGGCACAGATTATCAAAAAGAAGAATTGTTGGAAATGTTTCCTGGTGCAAGAACTGTACCACAAATTAAGATCAACGGCCAAAGCATTGGTGGTTGGACTGAGTTTGAAAAATACATTGAAGACACAGGATTTAACGGAACAGGACACACATTATAATGTTAATTGATGCACCATACAAAAACGGCGATGTAGTTACACTTAAACTTGGTTCAGGTGAAGAACTTGTAGGACGCCTAGAAGAAGAAACTAACGACAACATTAAACTCAAAACACCACTAACACTTGTTATGGCACAACAAGGGGTTGGCTTACAGCAATATATGTTTACTGCTGATCCAAACAAAGCCTATAACTTTAGACGTGATAATGTTACAGTTATTACTAAAACAGTTAAAGAATTTGCTGAAGCATACCAACAGCAAACATCAGGTATTGTAACTGCTCCTGCAGGCATGGGTAACGCAGTAAAATCCAAATAAATACTCGTATGCACGAGTTCGTTTTTAAAATAAAAGACAAATTAGTTACAGTTCACGAATGGGACGATGTTCCGGAAGAGTTTGATCACGTAATCAAGTTCGCTCCGGAAGTTCCTGAAGGTCCTCACACAGAAGAACAGCACGACGAAATCGATAGATGGAATTTCCGTTTACAATCACTAATGGAGAAAGAACGTGCCCGCAGTAACTAGAATTGGAGATGCAGACGTAGCACACTGCTCAGGTATGACAAGAGCAGAAGGATCAGGCGATGTGTTTGCTAACAACATTTCTGTAAGTAGACAAGGCGATAATAACACAGGGCATTTACTTCCACCTGCACCTTGTCCATCACACTCAGCACCAATTACAATAGGTTCAACAACAGTATTTGTAAACAACAAAGGATGTGGACGAATCGGTGATGGCATTACGGGTTGTACCAGTGTAGCCGCTGGATCACCAGACGTATTTGCTGGACCTTAATTTATTGATTGCCACGGTACTGGATTACCGTTTTCCAATACAACTTCATCAGTTTCAATAATAGTACCAGTCAACAGTTTTCTACCGCCCGGGAATACCCACATTGTAGGACGAACTTCTTGACCTTTGTAATATCTTTTATTTTGCTCTGATTGTATTCCACGTTTTTTAATTCCAGCCATTATGATCTTCCTTGTCCAACATTAAATTTGTGGCTACGTTTTTTGTGTTTGTTCATTGAACTCATTTTGCACTTGCTTTTCTTTCCTGCTTGACTTGTCTTTTTAGGACGTCTAACGTGTTTTACATACGTCTTTGCTAATTTTGCCATAACCCTCCTTGGTTGTTGTTTGGCGTTCTTCTTGAGCGTTAGTTATCAAAAACCATAATAAATATACACATAATAAAAAGACACATTATTAGACAACGGAGAAACATACTATAAACGCCATAGGCAACGATACATGGATGATACAATAATATAGTACAGGTAGGGGTGTTGGAAACGACACCCCTATTCTTTTATCTACGGTAAATACACGTAGGAGATCCAGAAAATATGTCAGTAAAAGTAATAGATTCATTTAGAGTTATTCAATTCATTAAAGGTGCTAGCCTTGAAGGGCAAGTAGTCGCAGACGCAGATAACGACACGCTCACTATGATTGGCGGTCCAGGAGTTGTTTGGAACGTAGATGAAAATGCTGACACTGTAACACTTAGTCTGCAAAGTGCTGAAGAAATTGTAGCAACAGCATTGGGTAGAGTTGAAATACGTGCTGACGATTCAACTGTGAGAGTTGTACAAGGTGGCGAAAACTTTGGTATACTTGGTGACGGAGGCGTTGCTTCTACTGCTTCAAATGCTGAAGGTGATATTACAATTTCAGTCGACACTGATTTATCAAATTACGATAATACTACAAGTGCTTTTATTTCAAATATCAATAGTGAAAACTTAACTGACCTTGCTGATGTAAACATTACCAGTGTAGCAAACAACAACCTACTACAATATAATTCAACTAGCGGCGATTGGGAAAATAAAACAATTAGTGCGGCTGGTTTTGCAACTGTATCAACTACAGGAACATACAGTGATTTAACATCACGACCTAATTTAACTTTTGACGGTGACCTAAGTGGCAACAGTGGAGGTGCATTAGGTGGTGGTGCTCAAACTATTACACTTACACTAGACAATGTAAACTCAAACGTAGGTACATTTAACACAGTAACAGTAAACGCAAAAGGACAAGTAACTGCCGCAAGCAACGTAACATTTGCTACAGTAGCAACTACAGGTTCATACAATGACCTAACAGACTTGCCAAGTTTAGCAGGTACATATGAATTTAATATTGCGGCTGATGATAGTTCAGAAGAAGTTATTAAATCGCACGAAACAATTCAAATTACAGGTGCTAACTCAATTACAACAAGTTTAGTAGACGGTGTGTTTACAATTACTGGTCCTGCTAACTTATCAGACTTAAACAATGATCTTAAAGTAAGTCAGTTTACTAACGATGCAGGATATATTACACTAGATGGCATTCCTGATTCGTTTAACTTTAAAGTTGGCGCAGATGATTCAACAGCAAGAAATGTTAGTCTAGGCGAACAAATTAATTTTATTGGTGGTACAGCAATTACTACAACAAGTGATGCAGAAGGTAATATTACTATTACAGGTGTAGCACAAGACTTTAGTTGGAGTAGCATTACAGGAACACCAACCACACTATCAGGATAT